TTTTTCTATGAAAGAAATTTATATAACAAGAGGTTGTAAAACAATAGTAGATGATGAAGATTTCGAATGGTTAAATCAATGGAAGTGGTACATAAGTGCGTGGAGAGTTGTATCAAGAAAAGAAACTAATCGTACTATATTTATGCACAAAATGTTAATTTCTGTTCCAGAAGGGTATACAGTTGACCATAAAAACGGAGATCGGTTGGATAATCGTAAAGAAAATTTAAGAAAAGCTAATGTATTCCAACAGGCTCACAATCGACCTAAAACTTCTTTAAATAAATCTGGGTTCAAAGGAGTTAGTTGGTCAAAAATAGGTAATAAATGGGTAGCACAAATAAAAATTAATAATAAGCAAATAAATTTAGGATATTTTAAAGGCAAACTTCAAGCTGCTAAGAAATATAACGAAGTAGCAAGTAAGTTTCACGGAACATTTGCCAGGCTAAATGTTTTTTCCAGCTAGCTTTTGTCCTAAAGCTGAAGCAAACGAAAGTTTCCTGGAGGAAGCTAATGTTTGAGAGAGTGTTAGTCACCCTCTTGTTTCTCATAATTATAAGTGAAATAATACGGTTAATAAGCTAAGAAAGGAGGACTAGCACCCCTAGTTCCTAAATAAAAGAGAGAGGTGAGTCGTGGTTCAAACATTGACACGACCAAGAATTGATGAGGCGGTAGTAGTACCTGACTTCATCAACCCGAAAGAAGCGTTGGACTGGTTAACAGGACGTGCTTCATCAGACCAGCTCTCTCAAGTCAGAGAGCAAGGAAGCTGTCCTGCCCAAATCCTCACCAGAGTCGAGCAACTCTCGGAGATCATGGGCATTCCAGTCCGCAAGTTCCGTTAGAGCTTTATCAATCCCCCACAAGAAAAGGGATTGAGGAAGTTAGGGAGAGAATAGGCAACAGACCAAGTCGCTGTCCCGTTTATTCTCTCCCGCCCAAATTTATGACTGCTAAAGAAATTGCCGAGACAATCATTTCAGTATTCGAGAGTGGTAATAAGCTACTCTGTATAGGTAATGGTGGATCGGCTGAGATGTGTGCCCATCTATGTGCAGAGTTTGTAAATAAATACAAAAACTACGTCATTGCCCTTCCCGCTATCCCTTTAACCAACCCAGCTATTCTAACTGCTATTGCTAACGATCTGTCCTTTGAAGATGTTTTCTCCCGCCAGATTGAAGCACTAGGAGATAATGGCGATCTTTTAGTTGTTTTCTCTACATCCGGTAAATCACCAAACTGTATTAAAGCAATAGAAAGAGCCAATGAGTTAGGTTTGAAAGTGTTAGAATGGCCTAGAGAAGGAAATGGTGTGGGAGACATTCAGAATAACCAATTAAAGACAATCCATGACGTGTGTGAGATTGTGGAGGCATATTACGTATGATAATTGAGAGTAGTGCACCTTGCCGTTTGTCTTTGTTTGGAGGAGGAACAGACATTCCAAGCTACTCCGACCTTTATGGGGGTATGTGTATCTCTCTTGCTACCAATTTACGAGCACACACAATTTTGTACACAGGAGAGGATTTATTCACTATTGTTAGGAATGAAGTACCTTACCACGGGGAATTAGAATTCATGCACACTATCTTCACTCACTTTAAGATGGGTAGTTTCCATGATGTACGTTTCATTTCTAAATCTGACGCACTACTTTTAAGTGGGTTGGGAACGAGTGCAGCGAGTGTGGTAGCCACTATAGGAGCAATCAGTAAAGCTAAAGGGCTGAAGCTAACCAAAGCAGAAATAGCCGAGACTGCTTGGGAGATAGAAAACAAGGAATTAGGTTTGTATTCAGGTCGTCAAGATACCTACGCCTCAGCCTATGGAGGTTTTAACGCCCTAGCTTTTTCAAAGAATAAAGTGGAAGTCCTGCCCTTAGATAGAAAAATGATTGACCAATTACTTCCTGCACTGGTTTTAATCCACACAGGTTTCACTCGAGAGAACCCGAAGATACAAGAAGGCTTTAAGAAACTAACTAAGGAGCAGATAGAAAAACTAGACCAGATAAAAAGTATAGCTGAAGCTGCCTTACCACCTTTACAGAGTGGAGATATAGAAACAATCGGAGCTCTACTTGACGAGAGTTGGGAACTCAAGAAAAAGAGCAACAAAGGAGTCAGTAATGCTAAAATAGACGCAATCTACTCTAAGGCAATGAAGTTAGGAGCTTATGGCTTCCGTTTGTGTGGTGCCGGTGGAGGAGGATACGCATTGTGTATTGTAAATCCTAATAAGAAAGAGAAGTTTATTGAGGAGTTAGGTTGTGATTGGGTAGATTTCGAGATTAGCTTTGACGGACTTTTAACACGAATTTTATGAAAGGGCAATAATGTTTATAAACGAGGATATTATGAACTGCTACCAATGTAATGATAAAAGCGAACATTTAATTCCTATTAACTGGGTAGTTAAGAAAACTCTGACTGAGGAAATGCCTCAGGAAATCTATGTTCACCACGAACCCGAAAGATTGCGAGTTTAACAAAGGGAGGCTTATTTGAAAGCTGTAATACTCGCCGGTGGACTTGGCTCAAGACTTGGTGATCTAACAAAAGACACTCCTAAACCTCTTTTAGAAGTAGCTGGTAAACCAATCCTTGAACATATCGTCTCAAGACTAGAGGAAGCAGGGATAAAGGAAATAATCGTGAATATACACTACCTACCTGAAATGATAAGAGAATATCTAAAGAATAGAGTTTTATACTTCTACACCCCTACCCTTTTAGGCCACGAAGGGACAATTAAAGCTCTTGAAAATTGGTTAACTGAGGACTTTTTTGTTATCAACGGCGATACAATCAGTAATGCAGACTTCAAACTTATGATTGAAACACACAAAAAACAAAAAGGGACAATCCTTGCCCTACTGGACGAGTGGCGGTGCGCTGGTACTTGGTTATATTGTGCAGAGTATTTTACCAATCCTAAAATGCCAGTCAACCCTTTTAGGCAAGAGAACTTGAAGTGGCAAGATTGCGGTACTCCTGAAAAACTAACACAAGCACAGGAGATGTTTAATGGGTAAACTATTACTAGCTTGCGGGAATTGTGAAATAGGAGGTAAACGAGTAATTCTTGGTGAGTTAAAAGAAGGTGCTTTGTGGATTATGCGATTTCATTCGAACCTATTTACTATTATAAAAGGAGACTTTCAAGTCTTTTGCTCTAATTGTGGAGAACCAACTTATGTTAAAGAAAGTAATAGTTTTCGGGAGCAACGGGTTCTTGGGACAGCACTTATACAACAGACTACTATCATTGGGACACCAAGTCTTACGGGGTAATAGGGAAGGGGAGATACCTGAAAAGGTAGATATATTGTACGACGTAGCCTCATACGGAAATATCTGGGGACAGGATGACAAGATGGAGATGTATCGGGTCAATGTTGAACGCTTAGGCAAAATCCTGAACCAAAAGAAGAAGTATAAACAGGCGGTCATAACTTCAACAAGTAGTGTAACCATGCAGCACACTACTGACTACGCTCTTAGCAAAGCGGGAGCAGAAGAGATAGCTAGTGAGTATGGAGCTACGGTCATGCGCCCAGCATCAGTTACAGGAGTTGGTGAACAAGATCAACATTTAATTCCAAAGTTAATTGATAGTTGTTTGAACGGAACTGAAATGGAGTTTGTCCCTTCCCCTACCCATGATTTTATTGATGTGACTGATGTTGTTAGTGCTTATACTTTCGTAGCTGAGAATTGGGAAAAATGTAAAGGTAAGACTTTTCAAGTGAGTAAAAACAGATCCTATTCAAACGAAGAAGTAAAGTATTTAATTGAGCAAGAGACTGGGTCTAAAGCCAACGTAAAGATTGTTGACAATTTAAGGCCTTATGACAGTAAAGATTGGAAGATTGATAACACTGATTTATTAGAATTAGGTTGGGTTCCTTTAGTTTCACTTGCACAGTCCATACGGTCTATGGTATTATCGAGTTATGCTAATAAAAGTATGCGCACAATGTTGTAGGGAATATAAAATATGGCCGTATGAACAGAAAAGAAGTAGATTTTGTAGTAAGAGTTGTTTAACTCAGTGGATGAAGGGTAAGAGACTAAACCCTGGAACTGAGTTCAAAAAGGGGCACACATTTTGGTTAGGTAAGAAAAGACCAGACATGATAGGGCACAAGTGGAATATTGGACGGCCGACTTGGAATAAAGGACTTGAAGGGTATAAGGCTGCGGAGCAACATTGGAATTGGAAGGGTGGTATTACGCCAATTAGAAAGAAACTGCGAGAAACTTATGCACACAGAAAATGGCGTAAGGAAGTATTTGAGCGTGATGGTTATACTTGCCAACATTGTGGAATTAAGAAAAACTTGGAAGTTGACCATATTAAACGTTGGAAGGAATACCCAGAGCTTAGATACGAGCTGACAAATGGACGAACTTTATGTCGCCCCTGTCACATGAAAACCGATACTTATGGAAATAAGCAACAAGTCGCTCAAACGAAGAATAATTGAGATAAGTTACAAGAAAAAGCTCTCACATATAGGCTCTTGTTTAACAGCGGTGGATATTATTAAGGAGATTTATGATACCAAAAAGGCAGACGAACTCTTTTTACTCAGCTCAGGGCACGCAGGTTTGGCACTATACGCTGTTATCGAAGCTAACGGTGGTCGAAACGCTGAGGAGATTTTTGAACATCACGGCGTTCACCCTGATCGTTGTGCTGATTGCGGGCTGGTGGTATCTGCTGGATCTCTTGGTCACGGTCTCGGCATTAGTGTCGGTATGGCTCTTGCGGATAAAGAGAAAAATGTTTACTGCTTAATAAGTGATGGCGAGTGTTCAGAAGGATCGGTACACGAAGCCTTAAGAATAAAAGATGAGCAGAAACTCGATAATCTAATCATTTATGTTAATTTCAATAAAGTAGGGGCATACAAAGAAATACATGATCTTTATCTATCTTCTACTGGACTGGAGAAAATTATTATTAGACGTACAGGCTACGCACTCGAACCATTTAGGTTCTTAAATTGGAAACTACAAGATTTCCACTATAAACAATTAACTGAAGTTAATTATCAGGAGGCATTAAAGATGTTAAAATGATTTTAGACGAAGGGTTTGCTAAGTTAGAGGTAAAGTTAAGAGAAGCCTTAAAGAAAGACACTACTTTACACGAGATCTACTACCTCTTTAGGGACATAGGAACGCTTTACCGAAATAGATTTTGTTTTGTGTGTGATGTTCCACTTGAGGAAATCCATGTCTTTTGGCAAGATTACGAAAAGGATGGCTACGTTAATTTATATACCGAACATCAAAAGGGGTACACTAAAGTAAGATAATAATCTAGTGGAGGTTAAATGAAAATATTTTTAGATAGTGCAGATATAGAAGAAATAAAACAAGCACCCTTTATTCAAGGGATAACTACTAATCCTTCTTTAATGAGTGGTAAATCCCAAGTAGAGGTGTATCAAGAAATTTATGACTATATCAACGTACCTACTTCTTTGGAAGTAACCAGTAATTCTTTCGAGGAAATGGTAAAAGAGGCTAAAGAGTTAAATTCTTTAGCCGGAAATGTAGTTATTAAACTACCTTGCACCCCGACAGGCTTAAAAGCTGCTCAAAGGATAAAAGGAGACTTGGGAGTGAATGTAAGTCTAAACATCACCTTAGTATTTAGTACCAATCAAGCTATCCTTGTGGCAAATCTAGGAGCCAGCTACGTCTCCCCTTTTATTGGAAGATTAAATGATCTGGGACAAGATGGTTTTGAGTTAATCCGTGAGATTGTACAGGTATACAAAAATTATGATAAACCGCCACAGATAATAGCTGCCAGTATTCGTAGCCCTAGAGATGTAACTCAAGCAGCTCTCTCTGGCGTAGACATTGCTACAGTCCCCTTTAAAGTCTACCAACAGATGTTTGAACACCCACTAACAGACAAAGGCTTAGAGCAGTTTATGAAAGATGCCAAGCCAACTAAACAAGGAGTATGAGAAAAGTTTGGAATAAAGGCTTAAAAATAGATAGAACTTTGTATCCTACAAATGACTGGATTAGGCTATGTCCGCTCTGTCATAAAAGATATGACTTAGGAAGGCTGGTAATTACAAATTAGAAAAGAATTCGCTCAAGCTCTATACAAAGAAATGAAAGCCAATGAAGATATATTTTTCTTAACTGGCGATCTTGGCTACGGAGTCTGGGACCAAGTAATGAAAGATTATCCCCACCGAGCTATCAACATAGGTGCAGCCGAACAAGCCATGCTGGATATAGCCTGCGGATTGAGCATAGAAGGTAAAATCCCCTTCTGTTATTCAATTACTACCTTCCTACTCTACAGAGGCTTTGAGACATTAAGAACATATATAAATCATGAGAATTTAAATGTAAACCTGATTGGCAGTGGCAGAGACAAGGATTATACGCATGACGGTTTCAGCCATGATGCAACTGATGTCCCTAAGATACTTGATACACTAGAAAATGTTCATCAACACTACCCAAACTCAAGTGAAGAAGCACAAGAGTGTTTGAAAGAGGTGCTAGAGTGTAAAAGTCCGGATTTTATCAATTTAAGAAGATAATATGAAAAAGAAATCAAGACCATATTAAGGTGGTGATGAGAATTGTTTAAAGATAAAGAACTCCACAGTAAGGTAGACGAACTCAGGGAAATCTTGATTAGGTTAGTACACGATGTACAGCAGCTAAAGACTTCTCAAAGAGCTGATAAGAAGCGTGATTTGACAATTTCATCGGGTACAAGCTAATATAAGGTTAGTAAGTAATTAAGACTTACCATTAACGTAGTGATAAGAAGACCACGTCTCAAGAAAGATGTGGTTTTTTAGTAAAAGGAAATATTATGGCTAGTCCAGCAAAAGATTATAGAAAAATAGGCAAGAAGATACAAAGGTATATTAAGGATGGGTTAAGACCCTTGCAAGCTGCTCAATTAGCTGGTATATCAGATCAAACCTTCTATAATTGGAGAGAGAAACACTTGGACTTCTTGGAAATGATAAATATGGCTGAAAATGATCTTGAACGTATTCTAGCAAAGAGTGTTAGAACTTTATCTAACCAAACCAAGAATGTAAATGGCTTTGTAGCCTTGTTAGAGCGCAGATACCCTGATAGATGGAGTACTAAGACCACTACAGAGCTAACAGGAGCTAACGGACTACCTATTAGCTTCAAGATAGATGCTAGTGGAGGGTTCATTAACCCTAATAACGTAGTTACTAAGACAGTAGTAGTTAAGAGGATTGAGCCCAGCTAGGCATGACATGTCGTACAATATACATTGTGCGACGTAGTGAGGCTAACTGAAGCTAAGTACATTAAAAAATCGAATGGCCAGAGAAGGGGGCGTGTCTATATAGTCGACCCATATATACCCACAACATACAATCGCTATGTTACTGACAAGTAACTGTAACTAGCAAGTAACAATGATAATTTGTGAATACTGTTCAAGCAAAATAAAGGGAATTCGTTTTTGTACGCCTAAGCATAAGATGGCCTACGTACGGAGCCACCCTGAGATATATAAAAAAGAAAAGGCAGTGTTACCTATGAGTAACACAGCTATACCGTTACTAAAAAGTAACAAGAAGGAGGTTGAAACTATTATTAACAGATGCGTTAAACATAATATGCTAGTTGGACTTTGTAAATTTGGGTGTAAGAAATGAGTGAAATAATCTATCCTGACTGGAACGCTCTTATGCCGCATCAGATTGAGGCGATTAGGAGCCCTCAGAGGTTTAAAGTACTGATTTGGCACAGACGGGCCAGAAAGACGACTACCAGCCTGATTGAACTGACTAAACAGTCTCAGCTTACCATAGGGGGTTACTGGCATCTCTTTCCGACCTATGCGGAAGCCAAAGATGCAGTTTGGAGAGATCCTGCCATGCTCTTTAGGATTATACCTGAGCAGTGGATAATTAAGAGGAATGAACAAGAACTGGTAGTGTACCTTAAAAATGGTAGCTATATACAGCTTAAAGGAGCAGATGATCCGGATGCCTTGCGTGGACCAAACCCGATGGGTATTATCTTTGACGAATTTCCCCTGCAGAAGCTTGAAGCTTGGAAAGTTATGGAGCCTGTCCTGCGGGCTAATGGAGGCTGGGCGTGGTTTGTGGGAACTCCTAAAGGAAAAAATCACGGCTATGATTTCTTTGAGAGAGGACAACAAGGACACCCTGAGTGGAAAAGCTGGCTCTTAAAAGCTTCCAGTTCAGGAATTATTGACCCTTACCAACTGAATGAGTCCAGAAAGGGCATGAGCGAGAGCTTCTACAACCAAGAATGGGAGTGTGCCTTCTTGGAAGGTGAGGGAAGTGTCTTTAGAGGTTTTAAAGAAATAATGAGCTCAAAGCCGGCTGCACCGGAGTCAGGAGTTAGATACGTGATTGGAGCCGATCTTGCTAAATTAAGGGATTTTACTGTCCTGACGGTATATGACACCCGCAGTAACAGCCAAGTTTACCAAGACCGTTTCCAAGACCTAGACTGGACGTTCCAGAAGAAGAAGATCGCTGCTCTTTCTAGCCACTACAACAACGCTTTGGTAGTCTTGGACGCTACCGGACTTGGGGATCCGATTGCAGACGACTTAATCCGTTCTCAAGTACCAGTTGAGCCTTTTAAGCTCTCTGAGACTTCAAAAAAAGAACTAATTGAGAAGATGAGTATCTGGATTGAGCAGAAGAAGTTCAGAATGCTACCAATCGAGGAAACGACAAAAGAGTTTGAGCAGTTTACCTATACGTTAGGAGAGACGGGGAAAGTCCACTACGGAGCACCTAGCGGAGAGAACTACCATGATGATATTGTTATCTCTCAAGGACTGGCGGTGTGGGCCTTGCAACCAATTATTAAAGAACAGCAGGAAAAACCTTTAACACCCCTGCAAGTTTTTAGAAAAATGAAGGAGACAAGATATGCAGAAGAAAACGAATGGCGAGAATTCGACGAAATTTACTGAAGCCCAATTAAGGGATGCTCTTATGCACGCTGAAGATGTCTTAGATCGAGCTTTATTGAGCTTAGAGATGCTCGTCTTAGGAGAAACAGCTAAGGCTATGAAAGACGAGGCCCCATTGAGTGGGGACGGTATTGATATTGGTATTGAAGAACGCTACATGAACGAAAGTACTATTGGAGTTTTAGAGTCAATTAGGGACTCTGAACATATGCTTCCCTATGATATACGCTTTGACGACCCTAGAGGTTTCAGCTGGGAGTATAACGGGGTACCAATTCGGGTTAAGTTTATCCACCGGAAATATCCGTGGTTTACCTATCCTCAAGAAGCCTTCTACTTTACAGGAAACTATCGAATACCGAACCCCTTCGAAAAATATTACAAAGCAAGGTTTCTTGTGAGGTAAATTATGGAAATACTAGCACTAGCAATTCTCGCAGTAACAAACATTGCCACTTTAATCTTTCACTATTTCTCAGTTCGGGAAGCTCAATACGAACGTGCTAAATTACTTAACGCCCTAGTTAGTAAAACACCGGAACAATTCCGTGATCTTGAATTAAACGGTAAACCAGCAGGTAAGACCGAGCCCCAAGAACCTGATTTAGTAGCGACTGAGAATTTAACTGATGAAGAATTTATTAAGACCGTAGTGGGGGATAATGAACCCGCTTAAGAGAGCACAAGCTG